TGAAGCCAAAGGCAAGCATTCGCTGAGCAGCCGTGGTCAGGTCACTGAATTCAAATGGCGTCTTCGCGGCAAACTGCTGAAGCTCACCTAGGAACTGACGCGCCTTGGTACCCGACCGAAGCATGGTCGTAAACGCAATCTGGGCGTTCTCCATTCCAGCAGCCGCATTCACACCGAACTTCACAGCAGCCACACCCATGGCACCGAACGCCAGAGCGCCAATACCACCCATGGTGGTTAGAGGAGCCGTGATGGAGCGAGACTGACGCTTGACTACCGCGCCAGCCTCCTTCACAAAGCCGCTCCCAAAGCCTCTACCTGCTTGAGTACCAGCGCCTACAAACTGCCCCTTGGAGTTCCTCAGCTTGCCGTTGATGTCCCTGACAAGCTCTTCGCCAACCTTCGCGCCGGTACCTCTGGTGCCTTCCTGGACACCCTTGGCTACCTGCTGGCCAACGGTCTTACCTACAGTCTTGGTGGACGCTGCGACGTCCTTAGAGAACTTCTGCCCGTACTCCTTGCCTGAGCTGGTGGCGGTAGCCGTCATTTCCTTGGCTACCGTCCTACCAGCTTCACGGGCAGGCTTGGTCACACCAGCGACAATTTCCTTAGCGAAATTGCCCATGTCGGGTAGAACCGGGATATGCGCAGTTGCAACGTTAATCGCCATTCGCGGTCCCTCCCTCTGATTGTGGTGCGAATTGGTTAAGGTACTCAATTGCGGCTGTGTCGGCTTGCGGACGCGGGTCAAACTCCTCTTCGCCTGGTCGCCTTGTTGGTGCCATAGTTGGCGGCTGTCCCTTCAGTTGTCCAGCGACCCACGAGAGTCGGAACTGTGCTCTCTGAAGGTCGGCAATGTCAGCCAGAAGATGTGTGTCTTCTGACCAATGTCGGTATTCTGTATCGCCATTGACAGCCGAAGACAAAGCTGACCCCATGGGCAAACGGGACACATACACGTAGAGTTTCCTCAACGTCATGTGCCCCGTATAGAAGTCCATGAGGTCAACACCAGGGTAATAGTGGGCTAGATCAGCCTCTATTTCCTCCGCGTGGTCTTGGAGCGCTTGGAGGAGGCCCCTGACTTTTTTGGGTCCATTCCGTTCTTCGCAGAAACCACCTTAAAGATCTCTTCCAGGTGGTAGACCCGAACCGGTTCCTTCTCCTCAAGCTTGTCAGCGAGTTCGTCACCAATAGTCAGGCGGAACCAGCCGTCAAGGTTGCCTTCATTCAGCTCACGCATTGCGTCCGTGCCCCACGCACCAGGCGGGGGAATCTCAAGCGTCTGGCCACGAAAACCGATCACGACCGGTTTGCCAGCAGCCTCACGAAGCTGACCTTCCTGAGCGTCCAGGTCAAGGTCAAACGTGACGTCAGTGTCTTCAACAGCCATTGTGCCCCTCCGTTTTGTTTGGGATGGTTGAAACGAATTGTTCCGTACAAATGAAAAATGGACCCTGCGACAAGATATAGCTATCCTGCCACAGGGTCCATTATATCAGATGGAACGTTTTCTAGATCACACCTCAGCCGTAGGCGTCAGGTCAAGGCCAGCCTGGTAGTACCGCGCGATAGCGACACCATCAGAGCCGGGGTAAGCCGTGATTGTGAACTCATAGGCCACAATCTCATCTTCCTTGTACACGACGTCAGCGCGCTCCGTGACCTCACCACGCGGAACGACGAAACGGGACATGGTGCCACCGTCGATAACGTCGAAACCGAATGCGCGAAGGTCGGGAGCAGTATTACGCGCCTGACTGAAACGAACCTCACGACCAACCTCATCCATATCCGTCAGAGCGGTACGGTAGCGAAGGGACAAGACCATTGCGTTGGTCTCCCAACACGTAATCTTGAAGGTCGTAGTCTCATTGGTGATCTGGGTACGAATCGGAGAGAGGTAACCCCACGGGGTCCAGCTCTGTCGGTCCTCATCCAGGGACTCAGTAAGACCGTCATCCGAAATCAGACCAAGGTCGTAGAAACCAGTCCACGGAATAGGGGTGTACGTGAAGTTGGGGGAAGTCCCACCCTGAGTCTCGATACCAACAGGAACCGTGGTACCAAGAGGGGCAACATATCCCTTACCAGCCGCACCAACCCTAGCATTCTCGGGAGCGTCAGCCATTGTCTATCCTCCTAGTTAGGCCGTACTATCAAACTAGCTGTCATCCCCATTCGGGATACAGCGGGATTTGTTTCCGGCCTTTCTGCTGGTCCGGAAAGTTCACTTGTTGCTGTCACCACGCCTTCAGCGTGTGACGTATTCCGTAGCGCTTCAATGTGAGACTGTACCGCTATCATCGTGTCGAAAGTTTGTGTATCACTCAGCGAGTACACGTCAATGTCAAGCCACGGATTGTCCAGACACTTACGTCTGTACATCGTTCCGCCTACGCGGGTCACAACAACCAGCGGAAGCGCGTCTTCAAATTCTCCAGGGTCGCCAGTCTTTCCAGCCACCGTAACCCCCGGTAGGGCTGCAATGAGCGCATTGATTACCAGCGCCTTACTGTCTGGCATTGCCCTAACAGGGTCCATGGTCACTCTCCCGACTTGTTAAGCGGGGGACGTCCCCTCTTGTTCTTGGGAGCCTCAGCCTTTTTCTCCTCAGGCTCTTCCTCGTTCTCGTCACGCTCGTTCAGCACAGCCGCAACGCGTCCATCCCGAACCAGGCGCTTGAACTCCTGCTCATCTACGTCCACGACGTCACCAGGGTTATGACCCTTGTCGTAGAAGCTCAGCTTCACCTTCACTTGTTCTTCACCCTTTCGACTGCCTTCAACATGATGTGATACGCCTTAGTACCGGGGTGGGTACCGTGTGGCTCAGTGCCGTATTCGATAAACGGCATAATGAAGTCCGTTGAATACATTGAGTATCCGTACAGCGGTCCCCGGAAAGGCACCACCTTGAACGAATCCTTCAGCTTGCCGGTATCAACGAGTCCTTCAGACACAACGAGCGCCTCAGCCTCATGCTGAATCTCTTCAGCAATTCGCTTGGTGAATTCCTGCATTTTCGGATCACGAGCAAGCGAGCGGATACCGTTCTTGTCTATCTTGATCGTCGCTTCAGCCTTAGCCATTGGTGCCCCTGATCCTGCGGAGTACCGCACGCTTGTAGGCCAGACCTCCGAAGGGATCAGGCCAACGCTCAGGCTCTCCAACAACCTCGTACGTGTCCGACTCCCACTCAACGCGGTTGGAAGCCGTCAGGACGCTCTCAGCGCCGTAGAACGCCTGGTATGTCTCCGTGGTGGAGCCAGAACCAAGCGCTTCGTCTTCCTGAGTGCCTAGCGGCTGGACGTGAACGCCTGAGACGGCTACGCGAGTCGGGTTATCCCAAGACTTCGTCTTGTTGTTGTACCGGTCGGTTACCTCGGTTGCGGTCAGAACGTCAAACTCATCGTCAGCGAATGGGATCAACACGGTACTTCTCCAAACCGTCCCACTGGCTCTGAGGCATCGCGCCCTGTGCAAACTGAAGGGTGATCTGCCCAACCTGTTGCATGGTCAGGTTCCCACCAGGATTGGAGAGCTTCCGTGAGACCAGCTCACAGATAAACCCGACGATTGCACCAGGCGTATCTTCATAGCCGTGGGTCAACGTCACTGCCACGTTACGAACGCCCTTGGGAAACACCCACGTGTCGTTATAGACGGTCGGGATGAATTCAATAGCGCCGAACTCGTGGAAGTCATATGGATAGGTCAGCGGGTCAAGCTCTACAGAGGCGTAATTCACACCGTCCCAATAGGCTTTCACGCTCACACTTGAGACGTCAGTAATCTTCGTGGTTGGCAGGGACAAATATGGTGAACCCTGCCCGTTAACGATCAGGGTCTCTTCCTGGTTCGGCGTAATGGCCCAACCGCAGTAGTCCCTAACCACCTCAGAGGCAGAGTCGAGCATAAGCGTCATCTGATCGGCATTGGTAACTGCACGACCAGACCAAGCGGCATACTGTTCCGCAGTTACCAATGCCGTCATCGTCACTCCTTCGGCTCTTCCTTCTTCTCAGCGTTCTTCGGGGGACGTCCACGCCGCTTAGGAGCAGGCTTGGCGTCATCCTCCTCAGAAGGCTTGTACTCGTCGTCACGGGGCTCTTCCATGTCAAGATCATCCAGCTTCTTGACCTCCGCTCCCATCTCCTCCCAACGCTCAGCGTGGGAAGGGGTGAGAAGGGCAGTGAAAGAAGTGCCGTTCTCCGGGGTAACCTCGTAATGCTCCACAGCCTGACCGTCTTCGGTGACGTGGAACACCATAGTAGAAGTGTTTACCATTGTCGTACCTCCCCTCTTTCACATAGGAGAATGACCCCCTTCTCCGAAGAGAAGGAGGCCACTCAATCCCAACCATCCCAAGGGTTAGGTTAGATCACGCGGTCCACGCGGGCAGAGTCGCGACACAGAAGGCGGAAGGACGGGTAACCGCAAAGGCAACACGCTCCTCAGCCAGAATCGCAACCAGGTTCCGAATGAAGAAGTCCGCGTGGCTGTCAGTCACGGTAAGACTCGTCTGCTCACGGTCCCAGAGAATCGCCTCAGAGAAGTCACCAACGAGAACCGTAGTGTCACCCATGATCTCAGAGACCACAATCGGGAGACCGGCAACGGTCTGGTTGACCTGACCGGCAACACCGTCAGGGCTCATCTGGTTGGCAATCCGGTAGAGGTACAGATTCTCAGCAACCAGCGGGGAACAGACAACAGCGTTAGCCTGTCGCCTACCCGTGGTCCGAATCTTGGTCTTCGCGTGAGAAATGGTCTCAACAGCAGCCAGACCAGGCGTACCGTTCGCGGTGTTCAGAATGGTAGCCGAAGCCGCCTGAGTCAGAATTCCGGAAGTGTTCAGAATACCCCGGAGGTTCTCACCCGAACCAGAACCGTTCAGAATCTGCGCATCCTCAACCTCAGCAAGGTCGGTACGAAGCTTCTGGTCAATCAGGCCACGAATCTGGCCAGCGTCCGCAAGCGCACGCTTGGTGACAGGCATCCACTCAGCCAGGGTCTTGACCGTGGTGGAAGCAGTGCTGTAGGCAAGCGCGCCCTGAGGCTTGTAGCCACCACCAGCGTTGTTCACCAGAGGACCAGTGGTCTGGTTCTGAGTCGGAAGCGCGTCCGTAGTCGCCTCAGCAACCGGCGCGGCATTGTTGGTGTTCGTGGTCTCAGTGATCACGTAGTCAATGGTGTCCGACTGAGTCGTCTGAACGCTCACCAGGCCACGCATGACAAACTCACGCCTGCCAAGCTCCTCGTACCGCTGACGCCGTTCCGACATAACGAAAACGCCAGCCGAAGTGTCGTCAGTACCGGTAACCAGAGTCTTCACACCAACAGACGCGCTCTCAATGCGCATCTTGCCCATGCTATTCGGACTCTGCGGAAGGCTCTTCTGGAGATCCTGAAAAGCCTGGTGCTTGACGAACTGCTCACCAAGCGAACCATTCTCACCGGGGACAATCAGGCCACTAGCCGTCTTGGTCTCCCGCTTACCGTCGTTCAGTTCGACACCCTCACCAAGAGCCTTGATAGTGTCGAGCATAGAAGCGCGGTTCTTGTCGTTGTCAAGTACATCCTTGGCTTCCTTCGCCTTCAGAAGGTACTCGTTAAGGTCATGCTGCTCAGTCTCGGTAAAATCCCGATTCTCCTGCTCAGCCTTCAGGGCAATGGCACGCGCGGACTTGAGGTGAGCCTCAAGCGCGGCCTTAGCCTCATCAATGTTCATGAAAGGTACTCCCTATCAGTTGTCGAATTCCATAAGGTCTATCCGAAGCAATGCACTTTTCACATTCGACTTATCGCCGGAACGCTCTTCGGGAGTACCCTTGGCAGAATCGGAATTGTCGTCTGTGGGTGGGATACACTTGTACCCCGCGTCTTCAAGTATATCACGCATCATGGCAAGGTCATCAATTTCAACATAGACCTTAGCGTCGCTAAAGTCTTCGCCCTTGACCTCGGTAATAACGTCCGCTCGCTTAGCACCAAGAAGGCGCGTATTCTGGTTCGCACCGATCAGGCACGGACCAGCTTCAAAGAGCTTCAGTTCCTTCAGCGCGAAATACTGAGCCTTCAGTCCCTTATCCTCATCCACGGTCTCATCAACAAACTCCCCATCCTTCACCTCATAGGCAAACGAGAAGTTCTTAATGCGACCCGACTTCATCAGGTCAAATGCCCGCTTAGAGTCAGGGTGGTCCATATCGTGCTTGGCCTTCACAAGAAGACCGTCCTTCGTTTCCTTGGCGTCAACAATCTCACCAAGGTACGCGTTCAGGTCATCATGCTTGTGCGACCAAATCCACGGGATATTGTCGCCACTGTCCTTCCAGTCCTTCAGCGTCTTTTCAAACGCCCCAGGAATGATCTTGTCCCCAACGCTATCAACGTCGTAGGTCGCCACAAGCGCTTCAACCTCACCGGTTTCGTCGTTGGCAGACTTCACCTGTGCGCCAAAATCGCGCTTAAGCTGAGTCATGTACCACACTCCAATACGTCAAAGACTGCCTTTATGGCGTCCTTCGGGTTTTCCTTCTGTGCAGCCGCGTCCAAGCCGCTCTTCACGACACGGACATACGCCTTGGCTTCCTGCTCACCGATTTCGGTAGCAAGCTCCTTCGTCCAACGGTCCACCTGGAACCACTCCGTCACTCCTGCCCCGAACTTGGAAAGGGTGACCTGCTTCATGCGTGCCAGAAACGCCTTAGGAGGCGCTGTGGCGTCCG